CATCATATGTTAAGGTGTAATTTTGTCTAATTATTGCCATATTATTATATTATACAGGTTGGTCACATTTTGCACTTTGACTACAGTCAGCGACTATGTCGTTGTCATACATATAAGCATTAGTGTCTTCTCCTGAAGTGTTTTGTTGTATTGTTCCACACAGAATATTTCCTTGAGGTCCATTCGCTCCTGATACTCTAAACCTTACAACATCTCCAACTGAAAACTGTCCTTGGAATCTATCGTTTACAGTCCATAAATCTGTACCATTACAATCTAACAATCTAAATCCTGCACAACTATCAGCAACTGCAGTTACGATACCAAATTCACATTGAACAGTACTACCATTAGGCAGTAAATAAAACCCATCTGCTACAGGGTCTGCTCCAAATTGGTCATTAAATAAATAATCGTGTAACTTAACATTTCCTGCACTAGCAGAACTGTTTACAGGTACGTGATAAATTAATCCATCTCCTGCAGATTCACAAGCTAATTGTCTTGTTGTTTTAGGATTTACATTAGACCATAAAGATGGTAGTAAAGCAGGACATCCAATATCAAAACTAAATACAGTTCCACTACAAGGTCCAATAAATTGAATATTAGCAAGACTTGGAGCACCTGTGGTTTTAGGTATAACCATATAGCTATTGCCCGGTTGACTTTGAGTTAATTTAGATTGACCACTAGGAATAGTTACAAGTTGTGACGTTCCGGTGTTAGAAAACGAACCACCGGCATAATTAAATACTGCTATAGTTTGACTATAATTTCCGCTATTTACACCACACCCATCAGAACCAATAGCACCTATATAAGTTGCTAGTTGAGTATTAGAACCTTGAAGTAATCCATAATTTTGAGAACTTAATTTATTATAAAGTATTCCATTAAACTCTACAAGTATACCATCAGGTACACTAGCAGGATTAAACCTAATAACACAAGCACCTACATCGGTATTAGTACCTCCAAAATCAATATCTACTTTATATAGACCCTGACTTCCTGATGCAGCAATACTTCCTCCACAAGGCTCTGCACAACTAGGACACGTTTGTGCCGGTAGTAAAACAGAATTAGCTTGTTCTCTACTGATAGTTCCTGCAGCATAAAATCCATCTGCAGCAGGAGTTGTTAAACCTGAATCTGTAAAGACCGCAGTAGAATTTGATAAGGTTGTTCCATTAATATAAAATGTACTCATAATTTAATTTTTATATATTACACTTTGTTGCATCTGAACAATCAACTATTGTCGCTGAGTATAAAGTAGCATTTACTGTTGTTCCTGTAGATATAATTTCTCCACAGTTTATTGTAGACCCTTGACCGGCTCCTATACCTTGTTTGTATTGAACTACATCACCTTGTGCAAAAACTCCGTAGATGTCTTCTATTGTCCAAGATAGACCTGTTATACAATCTGAAACAGTCCATTTGTTATTACCTCCTCCGGCTTCACATCCACAACAAGACTCTGTAAGAGTTGCTCCAAAACATAAATCAATTGGAGTACTATTACGATAATCCCAAATCAAGTATAAATACTCATCACTTCCACTTGGCATAGTAAAGCTTCCGTTATAAGAAGTGTTACCATTTGCAGGTGGATTTATAGGAGTTACTTGCGTAGACAACTGAAGCAATGAAGCTATATCTGCTGAACTTTGCGTAAACTGAGTGCTAGTTCTTAGTTGTTTAAACTTGTCTGAACCTTCAACAAAAATATAATCATCAGTTCCTACTTTGTTAGAGTACATTGTTACGGTAGAACCATTTGTTGGTATCGAACCTGAACCTTGTAATCCAACTAAACTATCAAATAATGACACAATAGGAAAAGCACCCGTTCCAAATACAACAGTTTCTGTGTGAAGAGCAGAAATAAACGGAGTATCCGTGTATCTAAACTCATCTGTAATTTGTTGTCCGGCATCATTCGCACTAGACAAGTGTACTAATACAACTGTAATTTGTTCTGCGTTAGGACAAGCAACAGTAAATGTTATAATAACACTATCAGAACACGTAACGGTTAATTTTAATTCGTCTTCTACATTTGAATTTTTATTAACTACTAACTTTCCTCCTGCAGTTACTGCACCTGTGGTATTTGTAACACCATTATAAACAGATGTAACAGTTACAGTTCCTGATAAGCTTGCAAAAGAATAATCAATATCTACATCTCCAACAGTTTGTCCAAGATTGTAACATACTTCATAAGGTTTTTTAGCTTTAACCGGAATAGTCTGTGTAACACCACAAGCAATACAAAGCTTCTCTTGAGGTATCTCAATTAAATTAGATGACAATACAAACTCACCCATATAAGGGTCAAATCCACCTAGTTTCTGAGTCTCAAATGATGATTGAAATAAATCTCTAAACCAAGGTCTCATTCCAAAATTAGAAATAGGTACTAATGAATCATTAGAATAACTTGTTCCCGTTAACTGTAATGCTGCTCCTCTTTTAGCATCTGTAAAATATTTGTTAGGACCAAATTGAGCAAAACTCTCAGGGTTAAAACTAATACCATACTCTTCTATTCTTGCTATCTGTTGTCCTAAAACTTCAGGTACAGATGTTAATGCATTACCACCACCGGCATCAGATAATAAATTCTTACCTGCTAACACATAAGATATTCTGTCTTCTTGTAAAACTAAAATATCTGTCTCTCTTCCAAATAATTTCATTACAGGACCAAAAGATTGTTCTAATGCTTTAAAGTTTAGTAAGCCACCGTTAAATTCATTTAGCTTATTTATGTTTGATTCAGCATTAAATACACCACTATATGTTAAGTCAGCAAATCTTCTAGTTTGTTCAAACTCTTTAGAGTCTGTTGTAGTTACTCTGTTTCCTAATACTAATTCTTTTCCAATAATAGAATCTTGTATTTTATAACTTTCAACTCCGTTACCAAAAGCATAACAATTAAAGAATTCAGTTTTAATTATTGCCGGAATATTCGTAGCAATAACTTGATTCTGAGTATTACCTGAGTGTTGACCCAATGCATCGATAGTATAAGATGCTGATGATTCATACCATAAGTCAGGTTCTGCATCTTGAGGAAGGCTTTCAAACACCACCAAACCATTCGCACGAATGACTTCAATCTCAACTTCAAGTCTAGTAGATTTCTTTTTCTTTCCATACCCCTCACTACTTTTGACCATAAAGTAAGTTCTTTGTTGTGCGGTCCCTGCATTGTTTATTTGAAAATTGGTATAAATGTTACCTACATTACAAGGTCTGTTTCCTGAGTTTCCATTTGTTGAAGTATAATTAGGACCATCACACGAAATAGTTGTAGCACCTGTTTCCATTAAAGCAGCAACATTGTCTCCTTCAAACCATTCTTTAAAAGAATCATATTCTTGAGATGCAGTTAGTTTTAAATCTACTCTCCATCTTTTTTGAGGAACATTACCAAACGTAGTGTCTTCATTACCCGGTCTTTCGTTATCAACTCTTAAGCTAATTTTTGAACCTTGAGGTATAGTGTAATCTTCATAATTACCACCACCACCTGTTTGTGGTATCTGAGTATCAACAGGATACTTTACAGTATTACAATTGTTACCCGTAGCAACTTTTTCACCATACGATACAACAGGATTATCTCCGGGTTCTGTACTGAAATTGTTTGCTTTTATTTTCATATACACACCTGATGAGATTGGAATCTCTACAGGAGTTGCACTAGCATCTACAGGAGGTGGAGTTAAAAAGTCCGCAACTTGTGATTTCTTTTCTAATACAGTAGTAAACGTACAATTACGTCTTGGACCTTCAGTATCTAGTTTTACAATTAACTCATCTCCTTCTTCAATTTTCTGAGAGTTTTGTCCTTCAAGTAAAAAGTAATCTGCTCCTGAAGTAGGGTCAGTAAAAAATATATTAGAATATATTATGTTGTAATCTTTTTTGTCAGGCTTAATACAAAACTTATATCTCGTTGCCCAATCCGGTGCAACTTGAGTAGCCGGTATAGTTACATCTATTGTGTTCTTTACGTCTGAAAGTGAACATCCAATGTGTACTGTATTATTAGGACTAACTAAAGCGGTAGTAGAACGAAGAAAATCATCCATATAAATTATACCAATCTCATATCCTCTATTACTGTGAAGACTTGATGGATTAGCTATATCTTGATATACTACATCAGAAGCAGATATTTCATAATACTCTCTTACTGTTTGAGTAGGTGCAGATACATCGTCAACATAAGTCATCAACGGAAGCTTTAACTGTATAGTACTACTACTTGGTGTAGTAACAATTTCTATAGGTTGATTTACTGCACTAATTCCACTTTGAAATTTAAATAACCCTGTTAACTCATTTGGTAAAATACAATTGAATTCATCTGTTAAAGTAGTTCCTGTACAAGCATTAGCTACAGTTTGTATATTAGCAACTGTTCCAATTTTTTCAGAAAAATCTACAGAATTTGCTAAATCAAAAACACTAGCAAAAGCTGAAGGAAGTATATAAACAAAGTTTATTGTATTCTCCGGACTTGTTGATGTAGGGAAAGGAGTTTGACCTCCAAACTGTTTGTGCTTAAATCGTATTAATATATTTAACGATGCTCCTGCTATTAAATTCAAGCCATCTAAGTCAACATTTATTGCCGCACTTGCTATAGTAGTACTTGAACCAATAGTGTAAGTAACAGGTGTTAAAACCCCTTCTAAAGAATTCCTACCTACGTCTTCACTACTAAGCGAAGCCACGTACTCAAATTTAGTAGGTACTTTTGCATTTGTTAAATCGTAACCCTCTACATAATTACCATAGACAACTCTATTTCCCATTAATGTTTGTGCTTGTGACAACAAGGGAACATTATCAAATAGTCTTAGAATTTCTGAAGATGGTAGTATTGTAAATATTTTACTATTACTAAAAGTATATGTATAGTTAGTATTATCAACTAACCCTTCAATTTGTTTATCTAATTTTTCTATAACTTTTATCGTTGAGGAATTCATATCCTTAAACAATAAATCTACTGACTTAACAAGAGGTCCACCTGAATTGTATGTAATCTCACATTGATTAGTAGAGTTTCTCATTCCTTCATTCAACGCAGTTGTTGTTCTGTAATCAAATGTATTAGGAACAAAAGATGGTGAAGAAAACTGAGAAGTTGCTGAGTATTCTTTATTCTCATAACGATACCTATAAGCAAAACATACAAATCTTGTTTCTAAAAAATTATCTTGACTTGAAGTTGCAATAGGTTTAATTACCGGAGCACTTGATGGTGGCTTTCTTATTACAAGTAAAGCTTCTGCTGAAGTTACATCAACACCACCTACCGGATTAGGATAGTTAGTTCTTACGTTTATTTGTCTAGGTGGATTAAAGTTATCTGTAAAGAAAAATAAGTCCTCTACCTTGTTAACACCTGTAATTAAAAACTCAGGGTCAAAATTTAATATTGTTTTTGAAGCATCTAATGGGTCACCAACACTAATTACGTGATACGTTATTAATTCTAGTGTGGTATTATATGATACAATCATATCACATATTCCGCCATTATAAGCCGGGTCGTGAACAAACCAATATATATTCTCTAGTGCTCCATCTTCAAATGCTCCTATGCATCTTGCCGAATTACTAAGTGGTATATTATTAAATTCAAGTGTAGTCAGTTGAGTGTTTCCTTTAGAGTTTTCTATAACTCCTATTTCGGAATTCTCAGTAGAACCCATTCGAATATTAAGTGCATCAACGTATTCACCATTTGGTATCAGACGTTCATCCACAGATTTATTCATTTTACCTGCAGTAAAATTTCTTGTTAGATTTGCCATATTACTTTAACCACTTATCTCTACCCCTTAAGTTTTGTAATAGCCTTCCGGGATGTATATTACTAATTCTAATTTTTGCGTTTCTTAATAGAGCAGCTTTTTTCTTTCGTAGTCTTGTTACTATATATTCTTGAACACCAACTTTAGAACCTAAAATTGCAAATTCTATATATGCATAAATAAAGTCTTCGAACATCTTGTTTACAGTAACGGAACTATCATCTCCATTTTCCATACCATCTGATACATATTCTAAAACCACTAAACTACCTGACACTCCTGAACTAAAATTAATCACTCCGCCTTTTCTGTTAATTGAAAATGTTGGATTACTATTTGCAGTTTCAGTATTTAAACCAAACCTAGCACCTATACCATAATCAAAATACCAACATCCATCTACGTTCCAACCTGAACTACCATTCATAGAACCTGTTCCGGTATAAATTGTAGGGTCACCTCCAAACATTCTAGACATATCTAAATCTGAAAACTCAGGTCTTAATGAGTTACCATCTTGGTCAAACAGTATCCTACATTCATTGTCTTGCAAATATGCTCCACTATAATTAGTTTGTATGTTTTCTCCTAAAGGATATAAAATGCCATTAACTTCTTGAGATATTCTAACCCAATTTACATAATCAGGTGGAAGAACAAATCGTAATGAATCACACACATTTAATTCAAGTATTTTAATTTCTTTAAATGCATCATAGTTTAATTCTTGAATCGCTCTTTTTGCGTGAAACAATATCTTAAATCTTTCTTCATTGTTTACAAGGCTATGATTCCCTGCATACATTAGCATAAAATTATTAACTATGTCTTCTAAGGAAACATATTGATATGAACCCCAATTAGCATCTTCAGGATTTAATCCTCCATTTTCGTAATACTGATAGTCTGTTATATATGCCATAATTTATTTTTCTTGTGCTGCTGAAGCTTGTTCACTACTCTGTGCAAATTGTACTGCAGCTATTTCTCGTATGCTCATTCCTGCATACTGTAAAATCTTATTTATTAAATTGACCTCATCATCATTTGGTAATTCAAAATCTTGATAATCAACTGCACTTTCGTCAAACGCAGGTTCACCATTAACTAAATCAACAAACGTCCATTTAGGAATAAAAGGAAATCTAATATATTGAGATACCAACTGTCCAATACCATTAATGGTATCAGGATATGTTTCTGCAAAATCTCCGTTTTGTGTATATGCAGGATAGGTTAGATTTGGTGCAGTAAGTAATGAATTGTTTAACATAGTTATTTTACTATGAGTTACTTTTTCTGCTTCTTTAATATTTTTACTTGAGTAGATATAATAATTTTTACCTGTTGCATTCCAAACGATTGCACCTGTAGTTGGTCTAACCAATAGTTCTGTAGCACTTACAATAGTATTAACGATTGTATTGTATGTAATACCTCCTGTAACAGTAGAAGCTATATCTCCTACTTGTACTCCTGAAGCTATAAAATCTTGTGATGAATCTTCTACTTTAGTACCACCACCATTTGTTGCAGTAGTAAGAGCATTAGAAATCAATACTTTATTATATACTAAATTTTTATTAATGATATAATAATCATTATTAGTAGTTGTTAATGAAGGAAGGAAATATAAAGATTCAGGGAAAGTTGTCCCACCTTCTCTTAGTAAAGGAAGTTGTACGGAAAACGTATCTATAACTTCTTCTAATCCTTTTGTTATATCAGCATATCCTGTACCTGATTGTCTTGCGTTCTCTTTTATAATTTGATAGTTATAAGAGTAAAAATAATTTTCAAATAAATCTAACTGTGCTTGTTTAGCATACAAGTTAAAGTCAGAAGGGGATATATACCCATAATTATTTTTATTCAGAACGGACATTACTGTTTGTCTAACTGAGTTTATCATCTGTAATTCTTTTACACAAAGATAAACAAAATAAAAAGACCTCTTCAAATTGAAGAGGTCTCTTAAAATCTAATAAAAGATTAGTTTAATTAAGCGATAGTTACATTAGTAACTTTACTTATTGAAGGAATATCTACTTTAGATACTACATTAGTCCAATTAGTTTCTGCTGCGTGTACGATTGCATAGTTAATTGCAGTTTCCATAGCAACAGTAAATCCTGTTCCAACGATTGTGTAAACTACTGCAGAGTCTGCAGAGTGTAATGCAATGTTAGTTGCAGTTTGAACACCAACTGTTAAACCTCCGTTGATTGCTACTTGTGCAGCCGGTAAATCTTCGATTTCAAATGATAAATACTTGTTCATAATAAATAATTTAAATTAGTAAAAAACACCATCTCTCTGATGATGACTATTGTACAAAGATATGTAAATTATAATAATGTTTCAAGGTGTTTTAAAACCTCTATTCCTTCGTCTGACTTAACATACGATACAACTAAATCTTTACCATCTTGTCCATAAGGAACATTAAGCATTTTTGTTTTATTGGTTGGTGTACTAAACCAAACCTCTTTATTACTCTTTCTAAAAGTTAATAAACCTTTGTCAAAAAATTGTTGTACAGTTCCGTGAACTTTTAATTCAGGGTCGCTAATAACTTCCATAAAATCTATAGGATATTGTTTAGCAAATATTAATACATCTCTTTTTAATTCAGCAGTAGAAACTTTAGTAGTGTCTTTATTAAATAAAACTCTACATACATTTTCTAATTGGTCTAAACTTAATGATTTAGCTTCTATTAAAGCTTCAGCTTCTATCAATAAATCTTCTACTTCTTCCTCAGCATCTTTAGCTTTATCAACTAAAGTATATTTAATATTATTTAAAGGATGATAATGTAAAAATTCTTGTAAGATTTGATTCTCTTTACTTACGTGTAAGAATCCATCTTCAAAAATTACAGGAGATAACAAAGCGTTACCATCTTGTTCATCTTCAAAAGGAGTTTTTTGGTTTGCTGCATATCTTAAAGAACGGTTAACACCGGTTTCTTCATCAAAATGCATTAAGGGAAATCTTTTACTGTTTCTTGTTGGTAGCATAAAAGATAAGGGTGCTACTTTGGCAGTTAAACGATACTGTTTATCTGTATAGATTTTTTTCTTGTTTTTCATTATAATAAGATTAGATTAAAATTTAAATTTAAATTAAAAAAAAGGGGAGGCTCATCAGAATTTCTATTGCCTCCCCCTTAATTATTTACTTCTTATTGGTTGAATAAGAAGAAGTTGTTAGCACCTAAAGTACATACTGCTCTTTCAGATAAGAAGTGAACCTCCATAGCATCTAAGCTAGAAGTTTTCGCTCCACCTGCAGAACCTGTAATCCAAGTCTTGTAACGTCTGTCTTCTGTTTCAGAAGCACGGTAACGTACGTGCAAGAATGGTCTCTTAGCGTTTTTACCTAAGATTTGGTCATACACAGAAGTAGAACCTGCAGGAACTAAAAGTCCATTAACTCTACCTGAACCTGCCGTAGCCGGTAAACCACCTCTCATTGTTGGGTCGTTTAGGTATTTCCAATCAGACTTGTAGAAATCATAACCTCTACGGAATCCTGTGAAACCTAAGTTAAGAGCCATTTCTTTCTCATTGTCAAAAAGACCATAAGAAACTCCACCTGCTGCATTAGATGATTGTGCAGATAACATATCGTCAATGTCGAAAGAGAAATCTCTATCTACAAATATTACGTTTTCTTCAATCGCTCCTTGCTTATCAAGTCTTGAAATAATAGAATCCCACTCAGATAATGTAGTTGGATTTCCTGCTCCCCAAATGTTTCCTCTTTGTTCTACAACATAGAAGATACCTTCAGAACCTTTGTTACCTACATCTCCTGTAGTAGCAATTGCTCCAGAACCTGCTTCAGCAGGAACCGCTTCAATCATTGCAGTCTCAAGATAATCGTCAAAACGTAATCTTGTTTCGTGCTCAGACTTCAAATACCATAGGTATCCATTTGCTCCATTCTCAGTAGTTACTTCTACCCATCCAATTTGTGCCATATCAGAACCTGATACTGCATACTTGTCTTTGATGATGATAGGAGAATTTTCGAAGATAAAATCGTCAGCTTCTAATGAACCTGCCATTCCATCTGTTCCTTTCTTGAATTCAGAACCATAAATAAATACAGTAAAGATATCAGTAACTGCAGCAGTCGCTCCACCTGCATTGTAAAATGCAACAGTAAATTGGTCATTTGCAACATCAACTGCGGTTACAATAGCTTTAAGGCTACCACTTCCATCGTTTCTAGATAAGAAAACTGTTTGACCTACTCTAATAGCGATTCCATTTTGAGCAGTAAAAGCAGGGTTACCTGCATCACCTACTACAAATGTAGCCACATCAGCACCTGCTAAAGCAGCAGTAGATGCAATATTTACATACTTAGTATGTAGTCTTCCTTGTTCTGCCCATTTAATTAAATCTGAATTAGATGGCATTTCAGCACCTACCATTCTTAGGAAAGATGCAATTGTTCTGTTTCCATAACGCTCAAATTCCTTTTCATAAGTATCAGGAAGATACTGATTTAAGAAATCAAAGTTAGTTATGTAGTTTGATTCTAACGGTACTCTTTGAGCACTTGGTTGTAAATCAAAACCGGGTACGTTTTGTACACTCATAATTTTGTTTTTTTAAAGTTTAAAATTTATTTATTTCTATTCCTAATCTTTAACCCACGACCTGAGTCAGGACTTAAAGACTTAATTTGCATCCCTGATTTTGTAGAAGTTGCTTCAGGAGCAGAACGAGTTGTCATATTTATATTTTTCAACTTTTTCATAGACTCATCTGCTTTCGCAGATTTACCTTGCTCATAAAAGAACTTTGCAAACGCATCGGGTTGCATCGCCATTGCTAATGACTTGTGATAACCGGCTGCATTTTTGATAGAACCATCTTCATCTCTAAATTTATTCATAAAATTTTGAGGGTCTGATTGAATCTTCTTTAATTCAGCAGCATCACCGGGAGAAAAATAAACTTTGTTGTTGTCAAGCGTAAACTCAAAACCTTTGAACTCACTAAACACATCATTTGTTTTTTTAAGAAAAACATCTCTAACACGAGTTTGTTCTTCTGCAGCCGTCTTCGCTTCAGCTATATATTGTTTATAATCCTCGGCTTCTTCTTTACTTGCAGAATCGGAAGCACCCCTAGACTCTAGAGGGACTTTGTACTTTTCCTGTTGTTGTATAAAAAAATCCTTGGCTTTCGCAATAGTCTTTTTCTTTGCTAATTTAATTTTCTTAACTGTTTTTTCATCATCTAAATCTTCATCGAAATCATAATCTTCCATCATATCATCGATGTCGTCAGAGTCCAATCCTTTTTCAGTTGCAGTAAGATATTCTCTTAGCAGGTTGTCAGGTTCCATTTCATTAAAGTCCTTCTGTAATTCATAGAAGTCATCAATTCCACGACCTGTTTCTTTTTTGTATTTAAGATATAGAGATACATCTTCGGGAAGGGGTTCATTCTCTTTCCTAGCTTGATTAAAATCATCTAATGATTCAATCTCTTTCCCATATCTATTTCCAATATATTTAAGAACGTCTTCCTCACTTAACTCTGAGGAGGGAGTTTTTACTTCTTCTTGTTCAGCCATTGGAGTCGCCTCCTCCGGTGATTGTATTTCTTCTACAGGAACATTAACTGTTTCTGTTTTTGCAGAATCTTCTGCTTGTAATTTTTCTTCGTGCTTTTGAAGTAATTCCGCTTCAACTTGTTGAGTTGACTTTTCTTCAATGGCATCTACTGACCTTACTTTAATTTCCATAATTGATTTGATTTAAATTTATACAAAGTTAAACAAAAAATACTATAGTTTTAGACACGTTTTTTAGATGTTGTCTTTTTCTTCTTAGCATTCTTAGTTGCTGATACTGCGGTTTTTAATACTGCTTTCTTTGCTACTTTTTTAGCAACGTATTTAGAAACTGCTTTTATTCCACCGGCTACACCTCCACCAATTAAACCTAAAGAACCACTTGACCCTTTTACTTTCTTATACTTTTTAGGAATATTTTTAATTGTAGAGTTCTTTTTTTTAGCTGCAGCTACCGTTACTTTTTTTGCTCTTTTCAGTATAGGTCTCTTAACTAACGTATTGTCTCTTACAACTTTTTTTCTTACTGACATATTATCTTGGATTAAATTCTGACAAATCAAAACCATCTAAACTGTCTTCGTTAGATTCAAAGTTCTTTGGAGGTAAATTATTCTTACGTTGATTAATTAATTCCGATTGCTCTGAACTTGTTTGAGATATTCTTTTTGATTTAGCATCCTCTCTTTGGCTTTCTCTACCTTGTAATTGTTGAGCATCCATTTGTCTAAGTTGCATATTCATTTGAAACTCTTCCTGCATTAATTGAGATTTCAACATTGCTTCTTGTTTCATCTTCTCTATTTCAAAAGCCACATCTGCTTGTCTGTATTGCATTTTAGCTTGCATTTCCATTTGAAGCTTTTGTTGATTGGCTTGAACTGCCATCTCTTGAGCCTTAAGTTGTTGTTGAGCCTGCATAGCTTGTTGTTGCATTTGCATTTTCTCTTCTCTTTCTTGCTTGCTAGTTCTTTTCAGTTTCAATAACTGATTAGCAAGTTTCATATTCTTAAGTTCTCGTATGTCTATAGCATCTTCTAGATTTATGTCTCCTTTAGATAAAGCCATTTGAATGTTCTGTTCAAGTTGTGCTCTTTGTTCCTCGTCCGGAGACATCTCAATAAATATTCCAAAGTCGTATATATACAAATCATTTATATCGCCAAGGATAGATACATTGTACTTTCCTATTTGATTAATAAACTCTTCTTTAAAATCAGAGTACTCTAAAATATCAGCTACTCTATAAGTTATAGCTTCAGCTAAAGCTTTATACATATATAGACTTGCATCTAAAACGTGTCTTGTTGCAACATTAGAATTTAAAGCTGCCATTTTTTGTAACCCAACTAAAGAGTTAGGGTCAGGCATACTTCCATCTCTAGCTTCATTTAATCCTGTAACTGTTCTTATCTGATTTAAATAATGATTATAATTAGTAAGTAACATCTGAGTTTTTGAAGCACCTGATGAAGACTGTAATTCTTTAATCGGAACCTTACCTTGGTTGTAGTCACCTTCTTGAGTGTAACTTCTACCAATAACAGAACCTGTTTGGAAATATAATCGCAAAGCATCTTCAGGATTATAGGCATTACCTGTTCCTAAATCTACTTCGTTAAGTCCATCAGCATCTATAAATACACCATCAGGTACAACTCTAGAAATTACTTGTTGTAATTTAAGGTGTGTAATCTGAATTAAATCAGCAAATGGTATCATACGTCTAACTAAAGACTCAATGTTACCTTTATACATTCTTGGTGCAGCACATACATAATTTGGAATAGCGTGTTGAGTAGCAGACTGAGGTCTAACCATATTCTCCATCAAATCCCATTTCAATAATATATTGGTTCCCATAACCATTATACCTTCATACCATACATCAATAGTCTTAGACTCTTTTGTAAAGTTTCCTTCTTCTTGCATTTCTGCAGGTGGATTAAAAGAATCATCTTTTTCCACCATAGTTACATTACCATTATCTTTTACTTTTCTTTTATATACAACCTTCTTTGTTGTTTTATAATTAAAGTATAGTAATGTTGCAGTATCCTTATAGAATATATCGTTTTCGTATTGTTGTGCGTTATTATAATAATCATACCAACTCTGAGCATACATAGATATTTCTTCTAAGTCTTCGTTGCTAAGTGATTGGTCAATTTTCATTAACTCAATAATTGGAAGAGTTTTAATTTCTCCCCAATAAAAACAATCTTTAAAATAAGGGTCATCAGTATAACTATAAATGACATTAGCAGGGTCAACATATTTTATATTAACACCATCGCCCATTAAGAATTCGTGTTTAGCACAAGCAATTCCTAATACAGTCATATCATAATCTAATCGTTTTCTAATATCATTATATTTATTAGATTCGAATAAAGTACTTATAGCTTCTTCTTCAGCAATTTCTATTGCAGGCTTATAATTAAGCTGCATATATAATTTTAATTCTTCGTCTGTATTTGGTAATTCGTCAGGTGAAACTGTAAAAGGGTCAACACCTGTTTTCTTTTGTATATTTTCAAGTAAAGGTTTAGCTACCATTTGCCCTTCTACCATTTGCTGATACTTACTTCTCTTAGATTGAGACATAGCATCTTGTGCAAAAGCTTTAGGAACAAACTCTCTAGACTGCATACCGTTAACTACGATATCTACAAATTTAGGAAGTATAGGAACAGGTGTCCAATCTAAATTTAGATAAGATAAATCTCCATCAATTGCTAACTCATTTTTATATTTTCCTACAGATTGCTCTCCTCTTGCATATAATCGTAACCTGTGAAAATCTTGCCATTGGCTATAGAATCTACATCCGTTTCCATCTTTTTTGAACCACTCATATTGAATGGCTTGTCCGATTTGTAAACCGAACTCATCAGTTGCTTTTTTTGCATCTGAAACAAATTGACTAGGAAATCCTGCAGATTGTATATTTATGTCTACTTTCTTCATCTAATAATTTCGCTATTTGTACCTTTATTACTATACCTTGCAAAGTTAACCTTTATTTTTGAAACAATTTTCTGAGGTATATACAGGTGTTTCTGTGTAGCCATTATCGCTAACCCCGATGAAATACTTGCATCAAAGTTGGTTCTATTGCTAATATCAAATTTTGCCCAATCTTCTAATGTTCTAGAAAACACGCAATCTCCTACCTCTTGTTCTGACTTAAAACCTATATGCTCTTCTATGTAAGATTCTATTGCGGATGCGTGTGCTTGCTTTACAGACTCACTAGAGTTAGGAATACCACCTAACTCTTTTTCTGTCTTAGAAAGCTTTGTATAGTGCTTGTCAGGTCTGTTCATACAAAATCCTCTATATCCTCTGTTCTTAAAGTGATATAATAATCTAGGTTTGTTATTCTCTATTAATATCGGCATACCGTAAAACACACAAGCTTTTAAAACATCTTCAAAAAATATTTCAGCAGTTTGTGGTCTAGCTATGTATTCTAGAAAAAATTCATTGGATGGTGCATTTTCCATTGTAAACATAGTTTTTCCGTGTAGTGCTCCATTGGAACCTCCACCTCCTACAACACCTGATATGTCATAACTATCACAACCAAAAGCACCTATGTGTTTATTGCTAGGAAACTTTATTCCGTTTCTTGTTTCGTTTCTATTTTGTAAGTTTTTTTCAGGAGTCCACGATATATAAAACCTTCCTCTAATGTCAGGATTAAACATAACTTCTGTATCCTGTGCTCCATTCTTCCAACTAAAATTACCACGAGTTAAATGATGGTCCATAATAATGGAATCATTGTAATCAATTTGCTGATATATTTTAGTTAAATTAAATATAGACTGTTTGCTTTCATCTCTAAAAGCGTGAGATTCTGTTCTTGGAAACTGACGATAATATTCATTTAATGCATCAGCATCATTCTTTAAAGAATCAACTTCATCTTGCCAATAATCTATTGCTCCTTTTTTTATAAACTCTCCATCAATTCCTAATACCGGATTACTTGGAGTATGAAAAACAGGCATTCCAAACCTATCTATAAAACCTTCCATATTCCATTCCATTGGAATAAACAAACTATATAATCCACTCTTAGTTTGACCATTCGCATTTCGGTCAAAAACATCTGAGTCTTCGTAAAGTTTTTTAAAGTTATCTCCACCTTTTGATAATGCATTTGAAGTAGAACCCATCATACATTTTCCTATAATCTTAGAACCTAATCGTAAACACGTTTTAGTTACCCTCCAATTATTTAAAATGTTATTAGGTTTAATCCACTTTCCACTTTCATCGTGTACTAATAACAAAAGTTTTTCACCATCATAACTGTTATCATCCGTGTTCTTCCAATCAATAGTGGTATCCAATCCATATAACTCATCGTCTGTAGAATCAAACATATTCTTTTTAGTAATCTTAGATGCAGGAATCCTGAAAGCTAATTCAGTTTTAGGTTTATCCATACCATCTTGAATGGGTTTAAAAAAGAAAGGTAGTCTGTTCGCTATAGGCACAACCTTATCTGTAAACATTTTTTTAGAATCAGAACCTGTTTTAGATAATATTCCAATCCGTGCATCTTTAGCTAGTGTACCTGTATTAACACATTCGGAAGAACTCATAAAAGAAAATCCCGAACGTCTTATCTTTAAATAATCCATTCCAAAACTTCTTTTGTCTGCCTTACATCCTTCCCAAAATAAAAACAATAATCTATTAGCTTCTCTAAAATCAGGATAACCTATATCAATTGAGGTCCATTGCAAATACATATAATGTGCTCCGGTTATGTATGTGTCTACACCATTAGATTTAAACCACATCCCATACTCTCTATTGTCAAACTCTGCTTCTACATAGTCAACATACTGACTTTTAAACTCAGTTGCTTTATCATTCCATTGAAATATAGATTGAATTTTAGCTAAAGCTTTAGGTAGTTCTTTACGTTCCCAATATTGTTCTGAATTTGTTTTGTGTCTTTGAAGACACTCTTTAGGAGTTTTAGGTAAGGCAATACGAAATCCTTGTATAACCACAATGTCTCCTACAGTTCCATCTTTAGATATAACTACTACGTCATATTTTTCCGAATAACCATATGCCCAAGATTTTGCTTTGTTTTTTGAAGTCAAAACATTCTTTGGTATTACATCGTGTAATAATGTAAATAAACTATTTTGACCTTCTTTCTGCAAATCCTTGTTTTGTGTCAGTTCTATTAGGTCCATTCTCTATAGACTCTATCGCTTCTTTTTCAGATTCAATTCTATTTAAAATCTCAAACGCATCAAAGATTGCTAATTTTTTTGTAGCAGCAGCATTCTTTAATCTGTCGGCAGATAGAGCATCTTCCGGGTCGTGTTTAATAATCGCTTCCTTCGAAACCTTTATCAGTTGTTCCACCGCCTTGTATCCTGCTTCTATTATCTTTAGTTTTATTTCTTTTGAATTCATTTTTAATTCTTTTGATTTTCTTAAAACGGATATTATAGTTTGACTCTTCTTCTAAATCATCCATCCAATCCCATTCCTTTTTGCTCATAATACCATTGTAATTTGATGGTCAAAAATTCTATACAGAGTCTCATCATCTACTACAAATTCATATTCACTTTCAGGTTTGTAAGAAATTTTATCGCCACTTGTTATGCCGAAACTTTTTAAATATTCGTTGGGATATTTTATTATTCCAACTAATGGTTCGTTAGAAATGTTTTTGTATAAATAAGAATCTTCAACATCAGCAGGTTTAACAAAACAATACCTGTCATAAGCATTCCATCCGTTTTCGTTTTTATACATATAGAACTGTTCATTTTCCACAAAAAATAAATCATCTTTAAACCAACTCTTACCACTTTTTTGAGCACCTTTAATGTCATTATAATATTTAAAAACATTATGATGTACTAAAAGAATATTACCTATCTCGATAGGTCCATTATACCCTAATGGCAATTCAATAACTTCAGCTTCTCTGTTGGAAAATTTATGGTCTTCTTGAGAGGTACTGATAATTAAATCAATACCTCCAATTTTTTTCGTGTTGTTATATCGTCTACCTTCAAGAGGTTTGACTATAAACGCAAATGGTGACTTCATAATAAGATTTGCGAGTTATAACTTATATAGTATAACTCAATTTAATTAAATTTAAATAGACTAAAAATTTATATTATACTCAATAGAAATCGGCATAGTGTTAGAAAATTCTTTCCAAAGAAAAACTTCTTCTATCCCATTTGAAATATAAATAACTATAGAATCTTTGTCGTAATCGTGCTTGATTAAATGAATATGAAAATTTCCATTTAATATATCTTGTCCTACTAAGTAATGCATTGCTCCTGATTTGTAATCAGGTCCTATTGAAATCTTTCTTATATCCATATCTTTTTTTTAGGACACTTTAGTAGAAGATATAATTCCTTCATTGTTAACTTGAAGCTTCCAAACAGAACCATCAGGTGATGTATATCCTGTGGGTTGTAATGTTGTCCAAGAAGTTGTTGCTACTCCCGATGTAATATCTGTTGCAGTTAAAATTTGGTCTTTAACAGGAAGACTTGCCGGTAATATAATATCTACACTAACACCACTTGGCGGAGCCAAGATGCCTACTATTTCTGAAGCACCTTTACCAATACCTGTTTGAAGTTCTAACTTTCCACCTACTGTAGAGTTATTGCTTTCTACTCTTACAGTACCTGCATAAGACGAAGCGTTGTCTCCTACCTTTAAAACGTAAGTAGATGCATTATAATTTAATGTTGCACTACTACTAAACGCACTAGATGTAGAATATTGAACACTACCATCTACTCCGGATGCACTTGTTGAATAATTTGGAATATTTAATGCTCCTGTATCTCCATTTAATGTTGCTACTCCCGATGTGTTATTAGTAGTTAAACTTTTAACTACTCCTCCTCCCGAATCTATAGTTATATTTCCGGAACCAAGGAGTGATGTATTATTAATAGTTTTAATAGTAGTACCACTAACTAAAGCCGATTGCTTACTGTTAAAGTTTGTAAAATCTGTACTACCTAAATATCCATCAGTTTCAGCAGTTGACTTACCAATTGATATATCAGGTGATGTTCCACCTGAAGATACAATAGGTGATACTCCTGATACATCTGTTACAAAACCTGTAACTGTATAATTAGGTATATTTAAAACACCACTTATTAAAGTGGCTGCACCTTCTTGACCAACTGTTGTTAAGCTAACGAAATTACCTGCAGAACCAATAATTGAAAGTACGTTACTATCTTTTGCTCGTGTAACACTAATCCCATTTGTTCCTTTAAGGATAATAGCCGGTCCGATTGCTCCGGGAGGGTCTACATCATTATCTGCTGCGATGGATGTAATCCCACCTGAACCTGTTAAAGTAATAGTAGTGCCTGTAGAACTAACACTAATTCCACCTGCACCCTCTAAAGTTAAAGAACCTGTTAAAGTATTTAATGACTGTACACTTAATGTTCCGCCCGGAATCATTGCAATAATATCACCTATCTTATAATTCTTAGTGACTAGATTATCATCTAAATCAGTACCAATTACTTTATCATTTAAAGTAGGTACTGAGTCTATTACATATGTACTTATTCTTGCCATTATTCCACTTTTTCTAAATTGCTTATGTCTTTTATTTCTCCTGTCTTAACATCTATTTGAGAATTTTTACCATACTTCTCTGCAAGAGTAAGTTCTACTTTTGCATACTCGACTTTTAAATCGTCAACTTGTTTGATAATTCCTACTTTAGAAAGTTCAGCATCACCTAACTGCATTTTTAGTTGATTAAATGCACCTAACATTGATTGAACTTGTGTCAATTCTTTTTCTGATAACTTTTTAGCTTTTGCCATAATTGATTTTATTTAATTTAATTATTATTAATCACAAAGATAGTATTTTATTTTTTCTTCTATCGTGCTAATTGAAGTCTAAATTCTGAACCCTTAGTTGTGAATACTGTACAGACTTGTGATTTTTCATCAACTTCCATTCTGTCTATTCCTCCTCTATCATCACCATTAAATAAAACAGGGAAGTCCGGACCTACAGGACCTTGACTTCCGGTGTTACCTTTAGCACCTTGACTTCCGGTTGCTCCGGTTGCTCCACGAGCACCTGCTGAACCATTAGTTCCATTAGTTCCATTTGAACCTGCCGTACCTGTATCACCTTTGATTCCCTGACCACCTTGTAATCCTTGTTTACCTTCTCCACCGGCAGAGCCTGTAAGACCTGTTAAACCTCTAATACCTTGGCTACCTT